TGTGATGATGTATTGCTCGATGCCGATGCCGTCCGCAGTGGCGATGAGAATTTCCAGCTTCTCGCCTACGTCAGTAAACGAGATTTGCTCCGAGTAGGCCACTGCACCATCGGCAAGCATCACCAGGCCGGTTGTCGAGCCGGGATCGATACCGAGAATATTCCTCATTCGATCCGTTGCCGCCACGCTTCCAAGTCACCGATCAGTGACGACACCATCCCAACGAGCGGCACCGGCCTCACTACGTTGGAAAGATGCTTGATGGCGTTCATGGTGGCTTCGGCGTTCATCATCTCTTCCACTTTTGAAAGCACGTCGAGGGTCTTGTCGATCTGCCGGATGATGTCTCCGGTCTCGGTCTTGGCGTTGGCTTCTGTGATACCGGCGGCTCGGCCAATCTCGATGGCGTTGGCGAACCAGCCGATCATCCAGCCTTCATCGATTACTTGTCGGCCCGGCTCCGCTGCGTCGGCAATCTCCCGAGCGACCGCGCACCATTCCTCGGCCCATACTTGAGCGTCGGTCGTGCTGTGCAGTCTCAGTGTCCGTGTTGTCTCGTCTTCCATCTCGTTCCTTTCATGTCAGGTCAGCCCAGGTCTTTCCCGGCCCGTTGATACTGGCGGTCAGCGGCACCATGAGTTCTCGACTTTCCATCGAGGCAATGATGGCGTGACTGGCCTCTTCGACATCTTCCTCGGGTATGGAGAACACGACTTCGTCATGGACGGGAGCCAAGAGGTAATCCTCAAACCCGGCACTGGCGAGTGCCACGAGTGACCTTTTCAAAAACTCGGCGGCACTGGCCTGGATCACATAATTCGTCCCGGCGTAGAGAACATGCGGATCGACCGGCAGGAACCGCCCGCCCAATGTCATCACTCCACCGCTGTTCCGTGCCTCCCGTTCGATGCGCTTCGCCATCCGAGAGAGACCAGGGTAAGACCGGCTCACCAAGGCCTTGACTTCGGCCATCCGAGCTACCGGGATTCCCGCCCTGATTGACATGGTCTCGACACCAGCGCCATATAGGAAGCTGTAAAAGAACGTCTTGATGACTTGCCGCCGGTCGTCGGTCTTGATGATGGCCGGGTCTCCGTAAATGTCACGGGTCGCTTTCAAAAAGAAATCGCCTTCAGAGAAGGCCTCGGCCAGCGCCCGGTCTTCAGCCAGCGATGCCGCGATTCGTAATTCGATCTGATCCATGTCAGCCGAGAGCATGACTTCGCCTTCACGGAGCGGGATGATGGCCCGGCGCACCATCCGAGAGTCGGGGTCGGAGCTTGGTTTTGGAAGAGTCTGAAGCGCCGGATTTGAAATCGACATGCGACTCGTGCGTGCCGCCATTGTGTTGATGCTCGGGTGAACCACTCCCTCGTGCAGATACCCGAGGAAATTTGAAAAGTAGGCGCTCGCCATCTTGTCGATCTTCCTCACCCGAAGCACAGCCTTGGCGACGTTGGCCGAATCCCGGTCGCCGTAGGCGGCAACACGTTCCAGCACGTCCTTGTCAACGGCGACCCGACCGCCCCTGGTTTTCTTGGTGAGTAGCCCACGCTCGGTGTTGGAGATGAACCACCGGCCAAGCTCGTCGGTCGAGGTCAGCGACACGATTCCGTGGTAGCTCAATTTCAAGCGGTCGGATTCCGACCGAAGCTCGGCGAACTTCTCGGCGGTGAATTCCCGGTCGATCCTCATGCCGTTGGCTTCCATCCGAGAGCAGATGGCCCTCACGTCCATCTCCAAGTCGAACACCGATGAGGCGACGATCTTCTGGACTGCGTCAAGCTCGTAGATGCGTGAAGCGAGAATCACGTCGAGAGCGGCGTAATACAGGAACGGCTCGTAGTCGAGAGGTATGTCTTCCCACCGCCACTTCTGTTTCTTCATCGCCAGCTTGAGAGCTTGCTCCCCACCGCCGTCGCCACCAAGCAATCGTCTTGATGCGGGCTTGAGCTTGGAAGGCTGATTCGGTTGGAGAATGCGGAGGGCGAGCATGGTGTCGTCAATCTTTCGCCAGGGCACGTCAACGTCATGGCGAGCCAGGCTTGGCACGTCGAAGCTGGCGTTGTGGATAACGAGCCTGCCGGGGAAGTTTTGAAAAACGTGGTTAAACAACCCCGGCCACTCAGGGAGCCGGGCAAGCCAGGCCTGGTTCCGGTTCCCGACTTGGATCAGGCGCACCCTGAAATCGGGATGGTGGTAGTCGAGACTCGTGGTCTCGGTGTCGATGGTGATGTACCGCTGGCCTTCACACCAAGCGGTGAAGTCGGCTACGTCGGAGCCGGAGTGGATGAAGCGGTAGAGGTCGTCTGGCATGTCATGTCAGAAGCGGGACGTTAGTGAATGCGGCCCCACGAGTGGCGAGCCAGTTCTCGATTTGTTGTGAGAGTTTTCCCACTCCGAGAAGCTGCGGTGAATCGAGGGTGAGCCAGAGCAGATCGAGTTCCTCGGGAGTGGCCCCGCTTGATGCGAAGCCGTACTGAGTCCAGTCGTCTTCGTCGGCCCGCCCGATGAAGTCCCGGCGAACCTCACGGTCGGGCTGGCAGATGACCAGCCATTGCGGATAGGCCACACCGATGTAGTGCCGCCATCGGTCATAGGGCAGAGCCTCGGCTTCCATGCTCCCGGCCAGAGCAATGATGTCGTCGGTGTCGAGGTCTCCGAGGTCTTTCACTGAGGTAATGGTCTGCCGGTGCAGCATGTCGATCAGGGGGTTATCGGATGGCAACACCACGGTCAGCCCGCCCCGAGATGCCAGGAACAATTCCATCATTTTGAAATTGGGAGAGAGCCGGTAGCTGTCCTGTTCGATGAGCGGCTTCCAGTGGTGGTCGATGACAACGAGGTTTCGATCTTGCCCCGGTCGGTAGGTCGCTATCTCACCATCGAACAAGTCTTCGGCGGTCTCTTCGATAAGGGCGAACTCGGCTCGTTTCAGTAGCTCGCCAGCTAACTCGTTGAGCGCTCTCGGCTCGCCGCCGGTCAGGACGGTAAGCAAGGTGCCTTGACCTCTTGGGGTACAGCCGCCCTACGACCACAACGAGAGCACCAAAAGACAGCCCATCCCGGCCAGAGTTCCTTCCGCTGCCATTGATGAGGTTGCGAGGCCATCAGGAAATCCGTTCCACTCTGTACGCGGCGTTGATGTCGTTATCAATCTCGGAGACCTTTTCCAAAAGCTCGATGGAGATACGGGGGAGATGCCGAGAGCCGTCACGCTTCCGATACAGGGCGGCGACTATCTCATTGGGGTCGGTGGCGATGGTGGCCCAATACCTCGGTTCCTCTACGAGAAGCTGCGTGAAGTCGTAGGTGTCGGGCACGCAGTCGTCGTATTGATACCCCTCGTCTGGATCGGCACCGGCATAGGTGTCTTGGAAGCGGGGGAGCACACCGAGAATGTGAGGACAACCCGGCATGTGAAGCACGATGGACATACCGAGCTTCTCAAGGACGTAGCTCCCACCGTTGGTTTTGAAAAGCGATAGGTCTGTCCACCTCGGCGACTCGGGCCTGCGGGATGAGACCTTGCCGAGACAGATGCCCTCAAATTGAATGAGGCGATTCCCGTCACGCACCTTCCATTCGGCAACGGCAAGGCTCATGGCGCGGCCTTCTGTCTTGATGTCGAGTCTGTCATGTCGGTCTATTCCTTACAAACGTCTAGGTGATGAGCCTACATCGCTTTCTTCAGTGCATCAGCTAGGAAAGGTTGAGGATCAGTGCCGGGGTGCCTTACTGCCGGGAGCGCCACTACTCGCCCCTTGCGGTGCCAGTAGAACGAGAGCACCGAGGCACGCACCGGAACAATGGTGTGAGCCGCTGTGCCCTGGTGAACATAGATGGCGTGTTTTGGAATAGCGATGACCCGCCCTTCCAAATCTCGATGACGGCCATGCGTGCCTCGCTGTGGTCGGATAAGCGACTGCAATCGTCCGGTCGAGTAATTGATGCCGGTTCGGTTCCTCGGAATCTTGCCGGGGCCGGGTGCCTCGGCGATGGCAATGGCGTTGGTCTTTATCGTCTTGCCGTACATGTAGCGCCCGGTCATCCCCTGCCAGGATCGGAAGGCGTGATGAAACGAAGACGGGTCAGCCACGAAGACGTAGTTGAGCGGCACGTCAGATTCGCTCTTTCAAATCCTTGACGAGTTTCATCTGCCCGAGAGCCTTGGCACGTTTCTTGATGTGCCGGACGACTCGGGCACGGTTCTTGGCACGACCTAGTGCCTGAATCGCTTTTTTCAAATCGGCTACATCCTTGATGGGATAGCTTCCGTCCTTGAGTGCGATCCCTCGCTTGGCTGCTTTCTTCCGAGTCTCGGCGTTCCAGTGGGAGGTCGCCGTCGCCATGAGCGAAAGCCCGTGCTCCAACGGGCCAGCTTTTTGAATCTCGGCTCGGGAGAAATGAATCGGGTATCCGTCATCCCATAGGCCGCTCATTGCAGCAAGTCCTTTAGCTTCCCGAGAAGCTCAAATGTCTCTTCCTCGGTGTGGGTCTCAAGTAGATCGTTGACATCGACGTTGACGTAGAGCGACCCGGCACTGAACTCCATGTTCCGTATCTCGGCGGCGAGTTGCTCGGTCTCAGTCTCGGCCTCGGGCTGTTCGTTGTTCATTTGCGAGTCCTTCCCTATGGAACGCCGATGGTCAGACTGAGGGTCGTGATTTGCAAGCCGCCGGTGTTCATAAAACTCATCGTGAAATCTTTGAATAACCAATACGAGAGTTGCTCGGCCCACGTCCAGAGGCAGTCGGCATCCTTGTCGGCTTGTGCGGAGATGGCATTGATCTGCTCGACATCGTTGGTGCCGTCGTCGTTCATTTCGTAGGCACACTCCCGAGCCAGGGCGATGTTGATGGTGGCGATCTGCCCGTACGAGCACGTCTGCCCACCTTCGTTGATCGGCTGTGCTGCGGCCTCGGTGACGGCTGCGGTGAGTGAGGCGCAGGCGATGACTTGAGTGGCGTACTGAGTGAAGGTCTCTTCCGGTATCACAAGTTGGCAAGTGTCAACGGCGTAGTCAGCGAAATCCTTGCGGAGTTGGTCGGCGTATTGCAGTGGGGTCACGGTGTGACCTCGCAGGCTCCGTACCCGACTTGTTTTGAAAAAAGCCAGTGCCCGTACCGGAGCGGGTCAATGGCCTTGCCCTTGGGCACGCTCCGACGAGCTATCGAAATCCACGAGTCGATCCGAGAGATGCCAACGAGTCCCTTGTCCATGAAGTCACCGGGATCGAGCAGCGTCCACGAGACTCCTTGTCGGGTGATGGAAGTGATGCGCTCGGGGAGATTGCATTTCTTGCCCTCGGTGATGGCGTTGGCGTACTCGGTTGCCAGCGTGTAGACCGCGGCCCGAGCGCCGGGCGGGAGGTTGCTGCCGATGGTGTAGACCACCCGAATCCGCTTCGGGCAACCACAATGCCACGGCGTGTTGTAGACCCGGCCACCACACGTCGCTGGACAGATCGAGACCTTGCCCGGTGAGATTTCACACCAGCCGGTGATGTTGGTGCTGGTGCTGTCGCAGTTGTGCATTTGCTGCACCGACTGAATCTCGGTGACGGGGCCATGACTGAGGATGAAGTCGCATTGGTCGCCCCGAAGACTGAAGGTGTCCGACCAGCACTCTTCGCCGTGGTAGTAGTTGTGGGTTAGCTCATCGAGAACCCACGTCGCTTCCAGGCAGAGGGCATCGATTTGCTCGGGGGTGAGGTCGGGATACTCGCTGGCGAAGAAATCGAGTTGTTCCTCGGTCAGCCAGCACGCCGTCTGTGGGTCTCCCGGTGGGATGGGGTCAGGTGAGGCAATGACATCGAATGAGGACGAGAACGAGCGGTCGAAGCTCACTCAGATGTACCACTGCCCGGCGACAAGGAAGGTGAGCGGAGCGTTG